GGTACAGAAAATAGTGCATTTGGTATATATGCTTTGAGAGATAATACGGTAGGTAGCAATAATACTGCTATGGGCAGAGATGCGTTGCGATTAACCACTTCCGGCAATAACAATACCGCGATAGGTTATCACGCGTTACGAAATAATACAATCGGTCAACAAAATTCCGCATTTGGTGTATTTTCGTTAAGAGAAAATACAACAGGTGGTGCCAACGTTGCATTTGGTAATTATTCTTTGAGATCTAATGTAATTGGTAGTAACAACACAGTAGTAGGTTATCAATCGTCTTTTACTAATATAAGTGGTTCAAAAAATAGTGCTTTTGGTTATCAAGCACTTTATAATAATACCACAAATAATAACAGTGCTTTTGGTTATAAAGCATTATTTGCTAATACTACAGGATATAGAAATAGTGCATTTGGTCTATTTTCTCTATTAATTAATACATCAGGTCAAGCAAATAGTGCATTTGGTCATGGCTCTTTACAATCAAATACAACGGGTATTACTAATAATGCATTTGGTGTATACGCTTTGAATGCAAACTCATTTGGTAACGATAATAATGGATTTGGGTTTCAAGCATTAGTAAGTAATACTACGGGTAATAGAAATAATGCATTTGGTAGAAATGCTTTGGCTTCTAATATAATTGGTAGTAACAATAGTGCGTTTGGTCATTACGCTTTAACCTCTAATACAACAAATAGTAATAGTGCTTTTGGATATAGAGCATTAAATGCAAATACAACCGGATTTAGAAACAATGCATTTGGTTTTTATGCTTTAAAAGCCAATACAAGTGGTACATATAATACCGCATTTGGTTATAGATCATTAATAAGCAATGTACTTGGTAATCATAATGTGGCAATTGGTCCTGATGCTTTGTATGCTAATACAACAAATTATAATGTTGCAATAGGTTCTAGTGCTTTAGCAAATAATACAACTGGTACATACAATTCAGCTGTAGGTTTTTATGCTTTGTTGTCAAATACAATTGGTAATAGTAACAATGCATTTGGTTTTTATGCTTTAAGAAACAATACTACTGGTAGTAACAATGTTGCTTTTGGTTATTCTGCTTTACGATACAATACAATCGGTACAAACAATAGTGCTTTTGGTTATAAAGCATTATTTGCTAATACTACTGGTCATAGAAACGTTGCCGTAGGTAATTTGGCATTAACAGCTAATACAAGTGGTAATTACAATATTGCCGTTGGTCATCAATCTTTATTGAACAATACGCTTGGTTTATTCAATACTGCAATTGGTGATGAATCGATGAATAGAAACGTTGATGGTATTAGAAATACTGCGGTTGGTAGAGCTGCTTTATATTGGAATAATGGTTCAAATAATAGTGCATTTGGTATGTATGCACTTGTAAATAATACAACTGGTAATTATAACACAGCAATTGGTAGTAGTGCATTGCAAGAAAATTTAGTTGGCGGCGCTAATACTGCTGTGGGTTATCAATCGTTGATAACTAACGTTTCGGGTAGTAACAATACCGCTGTTGGTTTTCAGGCATTATATAGTAATATAACAAGTAGTAATAGTGCATTTGGCTATAAAGCACTATACAGTAATACAACCGGTATATATAATGTTGCAGTTGGTGGAGGTGCTTTATATAGTAACACAATTGGTTCGAATAATACAGCTGTTGGTTTAAATTCTTTATTAAATAATACCACTGGTAATTCAAATGTTGCTGTTGGTTTAAGTGCATTACAACTAAATACAATTGGAACATTAAATACAGCTGTAGGTAGAAGTGCTTTATATAGTAATACTACCGGCAGTAATAATTGCGCTTTTGGTACATACGCAATGACTGCTAATACAACCGGTTCAAATAATAGTGCATTTGGTCGTTCAGCATTAGAAGCTAATACAATTGGTATAAATAACGCCGCATTTGGTTATAAAGCCTTAAGATTAAATACAACAGGCAATCAAAATACTGGCGTAGGATTTGCAGCTTTAACGAATAATACAACTGCTGTAAATAATACGGCTATAGGTTATGCTACTTTAAGTTCCAATACAATTGGTATCAATAATACTGCTGCGGGTAGAAGTTCGTTACAACTAAATGTAACTGGCAATGCAAACAGTGCATTCGGTCATTATTCTTTGCTTTATAATACTGGCGGATCAAATAATAGTGCATTCGGTAACGGTGCAATGCAAAATAATACAATTGGTTCAAATAATACAGCTATAGGTTTAAACAGTTTATACAAAAATACTACAGGATCTAAAAATACAGCTGTAGGTGTATCCTCTTTACAAGAAAATACAATTGGAACGGCAAACAATGCATTTGGATATAGATCTTTATATTCTAATACCACTGGTACAAATAACAGTGCTTTTGGTTATTATGCTTTAAGAAATAATACAACTGGTGCAAATAATACCGCGATTGGTGTACGAGCTCTAATTAATAATACAACCGGTACAAGTAATACTGCTGTAGGTTTTCAATCTGGTAACTCAAATTCAAGTGGTATAAGAAATTCTTATTTTGGTTATCAAGTATGTAATGTTGGTAACGCAAATGAGACAGTTGGTATAGGTTGGAGAGCATTATATAATAATACTGCAAATAATATTGTAGCTGTTGGTCGTAGTGCTTTGGAAAGTAATACGATTGGTTTGAATAATTCAGCACTCGGTTTTAGATCTTTATTAAGTAATACGACTGGTTCGAATAATACAGCTGTTGGTTTACATTCTTTATATAGTAATACTGTCGGTAGTAATAATTGTGGTCTTGGTGTACAAGCTTTATTTAGTAATGTAAATGGAAATAGAAACGTTGCTGCCGGTACAAACGCTTTGTTTAGTAATACAGCGGGTAATGATAACAACGCTTTCGGTTATTATGCATTAAGAGCTAATACAACAGGTTATAATAATTCTGCTTTTGGTAAAACATCTTTGGTAGCAAATACAGTTGGTGTTGATAATAGTGCATTTGGTCGTAATACATTAGCTTCAAATATAAATGGGAGTAATAATTCGGCATTCGGCGCATATTCATTGGCTAGTAATACCACAAATGCTAATAGTGCATTTGGCGCGCAAGCATTATATGATCTTACTGCAGGAACATCAAATACCGCAATAGGTTTTGCTACTGGTAGAGGAATTACCACAGGCAACTACAACACAATCCTTGGCGCAAACGTCACAGGATTATCCACAACATTATCTAATAATATTATAATTGCTGACGGCCAAGGTAACAGAAGAATTAATGTTGATAGTAATGGCAATGTTGGTATAGGTACTACAAATCCAAGTTCACTTTTAGAAGTTTACAATGGAGATATAAAAATTAATAATACTTATAAGATTGGTTGGAGATATTCATCTGGTGATACTAGCATGTATAACTCGATTGAAAGTAGCTATAACGATACAACAACTGGAATAGCTTATAAGGCCGGATCATGGACAGGTAACCAAACAATAACATGTCATAATTTTCAAACCTATACTTCAGGATGGCAATCTAGATTAGTTATATTACAAAATGGTAATGTAGGTATAGGTACAACAAGTCCTGCTGATAAATTATCAATTGTTAATGGAAATATAAGTTTGAGCGATAGTTATAAACTTTATAATGGATCCGCAGCTGATAGCGCCGGATTATATTTTAGCTCCAATCAAGTAAATATATCTGGCTATTCTGGTATAATATTTAGATCGAGTGCTACAAATATTACATCACAAACTGAAAGAATGCGTATTGATACTACAGGTCAGATTAAATTTAATGGATACACTTCTACATCATCATTCCCCGGAACAGCAGCAGGTCTCATAGCTTTTGATTCTAGTGGTAATTTAATCACTATAGCGAGTGGAGGAGGTGGAGGTGGTGTTACTGGTTCTGGTACTACAAGCTATGTAGCTAGATGGACATCTAGTTCTGCTATAGGAACAGGAGTATTATATGATAACGGAACAAATGTTGGTATAGGTACAACAAGTCCTGGTGTCAAATTAGATGTAATTGGTGGTATACGTTCTTTTTTATCTGCTGGTAATTATGGATTGATAACAAATGGTTCTTTTCAAGCAGTGGGAGATCATAACGCTACTTTAATGTTGGATCTTGATAATACAGGTGCGGCTGATCTTGTTAATATTAAAAAAAGCGGCACTTCAAGATTCTATATTAAAAATGATGGTAATGTTGGTATTGGCACTACTAGTGTAACTGCTAAATTTGATATAAGACAAACATCAGCGGCAACTGGTTTGAAAGTATTTGTAAATGATACAACCACGGCTAAAATTGCTGAATTTGTTGGTTATGATAATAGTTTAGGTGATACTACCAGAATGGTTGTACAAGCAGGTGGTAGTGTTGGTATTGGTACAACGAGTCCAACAGGAGAACTGCATGTATACGGATCGCAACCAGCTTTCAGAATTCAAAGCAGCGTTAGCGGAAACATGCAATTTGGTCAGTGGGACACAACTTATAATAGAATACAAAGTAGCGGAAGAGATTTTCTTTTAATAAGTACAGACGCTACAAATTTAATCTTCAGTACAAATACTACTGAAAGAATGCGTATTACTAGTGGTGGTAATGTTGGTATAGGTACTACATCACCAGTTTCAAAGCTTACTGTTCAAGGAGATATAAATGTAAATTATAATTCAACATCTACAAATTATGTTCAAAGAACATTTGTTACTGCCCATGCAGTTGGAAATAGAGGAGCTATTTTAAGATTTGGAATGGATGATGGTAGCTTTTCTGGAATGTCAGTTGAAAATATTGCTTCATCTGCTGCAGGATATAATTCTCAATTTATAGATTTCAAAACGCACGAGGGAGGAATATCTGCTGATACAAGAATGAGGATTTCTCCTACTGGTAATGTAGGTATAGGTACTACATCACCAGATTCTAAATTACACGTTTTTGCAGGTACGGCAGGTACATTTACTCCTCATGGTAACATTGATGACTTACTTGTTGAAGTAAATACAGATGGAGGTATTACAATTGCTACTCCTGATGCAAATGGATCTCATATTGCTTTTGCAAGTCCTTCTAACAACTTAGCGGCTTATATACGCGGCCAATACGGTGCGGGTACAACATCTAATTTAGCGTTTTATACAGATAGTGTATTGGCGGTTTACATGAGAAACGGTAATGTTGGTATAGGTACAACTAGTCCTGCTAGTAAATTATATGTAGTATCGTCTGGCATTCCTATAGCTAGATTTGATGGTTCTAGTGTTGCTGCCAGTAGTGTTACTGAAATTGATATTTTAGGTCCGCAATCAAATGGTGATTTAAATTTAGGAGTCGGAGGGTCTACTTTTACAGATGCTACTAATAATATCCAAAATAAAGCATATGTTACAGCCGCATCTGGCTTAAGTGGTTTGAATTTAAGATCAGATTCAGGATATGTTCAAATAACAGCGGGTGGTGTAGCTTCATCTAATGAAGTGGCTAGATTTACATCATCAGGTAACGTAGGTATAGGTACAACAAACCCGACTAATAAATTAGAAGTTGTAGGTTCAATTGCTTATGTTCCATCAGTTGGCAATCCAATATTCATATCAAATGATGCCACATATGGTACTTCAGGAACAGGTAGATATGTTGCCGTTGGTTTTGGAGGATTATCAAATGGTGCTAATAAAATATTTGCTCACAACACGGGTGAAGATGGTTTATACATTTGTTCCGCAACTTCAAGATCTATTAATTTTAGGGCTGGAGGTAGTGCGACTGATCACGTTTCAATTAATAATTTAGGAAGTGTTGGTATAGGTACTACATCACCAGAAACAAAACTTCATATATACTCATCAGCCACAACAGGAGAAATTAGACTAGGTGGTGGTAACGGTAGTGGAAATGCTCGTATGTATTTTCAAGCTCATGCATCTACTGCTTACATTGACATGTATGGGAATAATCAACATCTTCCTTTATATATAAATGCTAATCCTTTAATATTTAATGGAGGTAATGTTGGTATAGGTACAACAAGTCCGAACAGTCCGTTAGAAATAGCAGGCACTACAGGAAAGAATTATTCTGCAAGTACAGCTGCTACTTTGAAACTAAGAGATACGGCTACAGCAGCTACAAATGTCGGTGGTGCTATACAATTTCAAGGTTACAAGATATCCACATCTAACATTGGTAATTTCGTAGCAATTGATGGTGTAAAAGAAAATTCTACAAGTGGAGATGAAAGTGGTACATTTAGAGTATTTACTTCAAATTCAAGTGGTACCCTTAGTGAAAAAATACGTGTAACATCGGATGGTAATGTTGGTATAGGTACTACAAGTCCAAGTACCAAACTAGAAGTCATTGGCACAATTACTTGTACAACATTAGTTGAAACATCAAGTATTGTTGCAAAAACCAATGTTCGCAAACTATCTAGTCAAAAAGATAAAATATCAAAGTTATCACCAGTATCATTCAACTATAAAAATGATAACAAACGCAGCCTCGGATTGATCGCAGAAGAGGTCGCCAAAGTATATCCTGAGTTGGTTGAATATGACGGTGGTCAGCCTTTAGGTGTAAATTATTCGAAACTTACTGCTGTGCTTATTAGTACGGTGAATGAGTTAGTTGCCGAAGTCGCAGAATTAAAAAAACAGTTAAATAAATAACATAATATGGCAATTCTTAACCACGGTTCAACAATAAGAACAGCAGATGGTGGTCAAACCACTTCTACAATTGTTACCGCCAATAACATTGGCAGTTATGCTGTCGCTTCAAATGCAACATATTATATTGGCACGACACAAAATGTTTTTAATAGAGCAAGCGCGGTTCAAACTTTGACTGGAGTAAGTATTGATGGTAATGCCGCCAACATTACAGCATATACAATAAATCAAAACGTAGGAACTGCAAACACGCCGTCATTTACTGGACTTAATGTATCAGGTAATGTTGGTATAGGTACAACAAGTCCAAATTCTAAATTAGAATTATACTCTACTGCAAATGAACCAGCAATCAGACTTACATCTACAGCTACGGCGACAAAAACTTTTGGTTTGGTAATTAATCCAGCTTGGGCTGTGGGATCTTTCCACATTTATGATTATACATTAGATTATTCAAGACTACAAGTAGCATCTAACGGAAATATAGGAATTGGTGTAGGCGCAACAAGTCCTGCTGCATTACTAAACATTCGTTCTTCTACTCCTACAAGCACAGGTACTGTACCAACTGGAACAAATCTTTTAGTAGATTCAAATACAAATAACTATCTTACTTTTAGAAATACAGCGGATAATACCACAAATGCTGGTATGGTATTTTTAGACAATAATATAGGTGGATATATCGTATTTCAAAATTGGTCCACCGATTCGATGTACTACGGTACCTTTCAAGACCATGTTTTCCAGAATGGCGCAAGTGATACTATTGCTGGTAAAACTGAAACTTTGCGTATAAAACAAAACGGTAATGTTGGTATAGGTACAACAAGTCCTGCTTATAAATTAGCTGTTGCTGGTCAGATTTCCATGCACAATGAGGCTCAGGATATAGATTCTCGTTTTTATGGTGGATCTTTTTTGAGAGGATGGCAAAGTTTTA